ACATCAACCATTTCGAAATGAGACACTCAAACCCCCTTAAAATTGATTTGGCAGTTTTCCTTGTATCATGTTGAGAAAAGATTTCAAGTGTATTGACGAACGTCATGACGCATTATATTCTGTTATCACAAGCGAGGTTGAAAATGACAAAACAAAAACTGATTGAGGAAATGAAAAACAAAGGAACTTTTGCATACGATTCACAGGGTAACAATGTGTTGATGTTGAAACTTAATCAAGTTGAGACTTTTGATTTTTCTTTCATTCGTGGTTTTGAAAACCTTGTTGTTGCGCAAGACAATTATAATGGTTGGAACTTAAGAGTTCTTGATTTACAGGGTCGCTTTGTTGCAACCCTGCCAATTGCAGAGGGGCAATAAATGGAACAACAAAAACAACCAACAATCGAACAACTCAAAGCCGCTTTCATCAGCGGTTTTGAGGACAAAGCAAAAAGACCTTTTGACCTTGAAATGAATGACGACTTTTTTTCAATATATGAGACCACAGAGGCAGCCTTTCAGGGCGGCCAAATAGTCGGTCAGGAAATGGGGGAATAAATGAAAACCACAAAACTGATTTTGTCCAAGACTGAATTTGAAAAACGAAACGGCAAGCTATATCACAAAGTTTTGCAGAAAATTGAAAGCCCTGACTGGTTCAATAGGGCCGAAAAACTTAAGGCGCAAGGGCTTGAGGACTTTGAGATTGCTCAAAAACTAAACTCTGAGGGATATACCGCCAAATTCGGGGGGCCTATCAACACCGACACGATTCGTTGCAAAAGGGCCAATCTGAAAAAAAATAAATAGTGAAAGGGGAAACAAATGAAAACAGAAAATCAAAAACTTTTGGAACTCATGAACCGTTGGACCCAATCAGAACGCAAAGATGCGCAGATGATGTGCAAAATTTGGCAACGCAGAATGACCGACATCCTAGACCCCGAAAAAGAAATGACCGACGCGCACCTGGAAAACATCGAACGCACTGTCAGAACCCTTTTGAACTTGGTTCACAACGCGCAGTCACGCATTGCCGACAAAAAGAATGCAGCGGTTCGCCAGCTTGCCGCCGATGAACGCCAAAACAAAACCATTGATGTGCTGTTGAATGGTGAATCACAAATGAAAGCCATCATGAACAGCGTTTTTTCTGAAACAACCCAAAACATTCGAGGGTTTGTCATGGTTCACCAATGGTCAATGAACCACATCATGGACGGGTTCAACACTTTTGCAGAGGTTGCCGACAAGCTTGAACCACATCATGTCAGAACATACCTGCCGCCAGACCTTAAGACTCGAAAGGCAGACCATGGTTGTGCGCTTTACGAGGTGCAGGAAAACGGCATCATGAAATTGATTGACTTCAACCCTGATTCGTCTGACTAGATGTCACGACAAAAAGAAACACAAGCGAGGGGTCACATGGACTTTCAAGACTCAATAAAGAAAAAGAAAAACTGGCGACCAGTTCAGGCCAAGGTTGACAAGGACATTGTTGAAAAAGCTTTTGCCAAGGCCAAGGCAGAGGGTGTGACAATCACAGCAGTCGTTGAGGCAGCTTTGAAAGTTTACATTGCAGATTTTCAAGTCCAACCTGCACGCAAAAAGGCTTCAAAAAAATGACTTTCAAAAAGCTTGATCAACTGATTTTGCCAAAGGTCCTTGAACTCAAGAAAACCAAGACCCAAAAAGATATTGCAGGCATTTTGAATGACATGGGCTATCGGACAAACCGAGGCAATCTGTTGGAACAAGAACACGTTTCAATGTTCTTGAGGGCATACAACATCAAAACACAACGAAAACCGAGGGGGAAAAATGCGCGGTGAGGTCTTGGCAATCATCAAACAACTAGAGGAACGGCAAAAGGGCGGCGGCGAACGCGCTGATTTGCTTGTCAACTATTCTGAAATCAAGCCTTTGATCAAATACATGGAACGACTTGAGGCAACTTTGTCCTACAGCTTGGCAAATGTTGAGGGTTCAAGAAACCTGTTGCACCAAAACAGGAACACGCGAAACGAAATGATTGCCGACATCACCCTTGAACGCCTTGGGGACACGGCACACGAAATCAAAAAAGTGTTGGGGGTTGTATGATGAAACGATTTGAGGACGGTTTTGCAATCGGAATCATTGCAGGACTGATTTGCGGCATGGGTTTTGGAATGGCAGCGGCAATCTATGCGGCAACAGTGCCGCTTGGTCAGTGAGGTTTGAAATGTTGATTCGTGACACAAATGGTTTTGTTGTTGTTGAGGGCGGCGACGGCGGTGATTCGGCACACTTCACAGGTCTTTCGGTTCTTTTTTCTGATGACCCTTGCCAAATGATTCAAATGTTCGAAGTCGAAAAAGGTCTAGTTTGCAGGCATCCTTCGCAATATCCTTGGAACAATCCCTGGAATCTGACACGCGACCAGTTGATGCCGATTGCCTGCGCGTTGGGACACCTTGGACACACCGACAATGCACGCAGAATCTTTTTTTCAAGATTGAAACATGGGTTTTTGGCGCAAAGTTGGGAACGCGATTGCAGGGGAACGACCAAGTTCCCATGGCCGCACTATGAACACAGATGCAAGGACAACCCACACAAAAAGAAACCTGCCTTTCAAGGTTGGCCGCAATGGTTGGTCAAATATGCAAGGCCTGTTCTGTTCGCAACCAAGATTGTGAAACGCGAAACTGGCGGCAAATGGGTCTGGTTCAACTTCGCTGACCCCTTATGGCCGCACCACATCTGCGCACTGGCAGCGTCCGCGAAGGTCTTGCCGAAAACATTGCTGCAATTGCTTGGGTTGCCAACCTTTTGCCTTGAGGCATTGTCATTTCGTTGGTCTGACAATGATGACCAGGGTGCAATGCTTGCAACCGCAAGGGCGTTGGACATTGTTTCGGTCTATCGGAAAATCGTGCCCGATTGGGACAAGCGTTTGACCAAATACACAAGCACAGGGCGAGGCCTTGAAAAATGGGGCGAATGGATTGAACCAGGAATCAGGTCGGCGAAATGACCAAAGGTCTAGTTTTCTTTGTGGTCATCACATACCTGGCAACGCTTGCGAACCTTGTGATGATTTTTGAAATTTGGATGAAACTCAAGGGGGCATTGTGACCAAACAAAATGCTGTGAAACCAGAATGATTGCGCTGTTCGGTCTGCCTCTGCCGCCGTCTGTGAACAAGGCCTATGTCAACAGGGTCACGCGCAAATCATCGAGCAACAACTCTAAACTTGCTTTTGCTATTTCAAGACGAAAGTCAGATGAAATGACGATGTTCTATGCCGAGGTCCTGCGCTATCGAAACCAGAACATCAAAGCCATGCAGGAAATCACTGGCACATTGCAGCAATGGATTGATGAGGGGTTTGTCTTGGCAGTTGATTTGACCTTTGCAGTCTTTGAACCTGACATGATCACCAAGGGGAAACAAGTCGGCAGGGGTGATCAAAAGCATTGGGTTGGGGCGAATGTTCCACATGGAACAGATTCGAACAACTACATCAAAGCGGCCATTGATGGCCTGACAAAGTTGACAGACATTGACGACAAGTTCATTCTGAATGGGACCTGGCAAAAGGTCACTTGCGAATCAAAGGACTTGGAATGCACAATCATCGTCGTCAGACCGACAAAAATTCAAAACCTCAATCAAATCAAGACCCACATCAAAAATACTTTGGGAAAATGCTGACCGAAATCAAGCTTGGGGACATTGTCAACATTCACAACCTCGTTGAAATTCACCTGGTCGAGTCCAAAGGCAAGAACAGGGTCGTCATTGCTATTGTCGCACCAAGGGAAATGAAAATCACAAAGCACATTGCAGACGCTTTCGTTGAGGAATAGACCCATGCCTGGAAAATACAGGAAACTCAAAGGTGAACCGCCAGTCAGATCACTTTCGGTCTATGGTCCAAAGCCTGACAAAAAAGCAGGCAGACCCAAAATCGAAATCGACCAAGAACTTGAGGACAAAGTCATCAACATGATCAAGATTGGGGCAGCCTTTGACGTTGCCGTTTATGCCTCGGGGGTCTCGCGCACAACCTTCATGGAATGGTGCAGGATAGCAAAAGAGGACCCTGCGTCAAGATGCGGTGAATTTTTGGCAAAAGTACATCAGGCCATTGCAGAGTCAGAGGTCAGGGACATCATAAGGGTTGAGACCTTCGCAGAGGGCAGGCCAAAAGAGTTTGAACGTGACCCAATCACAGGCAAGCTTGAACGTGATGTCAATGGCAACCCAATCGTCAAGCGGTCTGAAATCATGCCAGACTTTCGGGCAGTCATCTGGCGACTTGAACGCCGTCACAATTTGCGTTGGGGTCCAAAAGCCAAGCTGACAGTTGAGGACGATTCGAAACAGGCAGAGGTCGAGGTCAAACCAACATCAGAGGTGATTGCAGAACTCAAAGACTTGACCAATGCGCTTGAGGCCATCGAGGGTTCAGAGGATGAATGAGGCACAGGCCAAGGCATGGCAAACAATCAAGGCCAAGGCACTGGCTGGCAATTTCCTTGCGTTCACCAAATGGACCAAAAAGGACTATGATTTCAACTGGCACCATGTCTTGATGGGCAAAAAACTTGAACAGTTCGCACACAAAAAGGTTCGCAACATCATGGTGTTCATGCCGCCACGAATGGGAAAATCAGAACTGATTTCAAGACGGTTGCCTGCATACATTTTCGGCATCAATCCAAAGGCACGAATCATTTCGACATCGTACAGCGCGGACCTTGCACAGATGTTGAACCGTGATGTTCAGCGAATCATCGACGCGCAGGAATACAGGGACATTTTTCCAGGGACATTGCTTTCAGGGGAAAACGTGCGAACGGCAGCGCAAGGGAACTGGCTGCGCAACAACGACATTTTCGAAATCGTCGAACATGGGGGCGTTTACAGGTGCGCAGGCGTGGGCGGCGGTATCACAGGCATGGGCGCAAACTACATCCTGATTGATGATGTCGTTAAGAATCAGAGTGAGGCCGACTCGCCAACATACAGGCAAAAGGTCTGGGACTGGTATTTGTCCACACTGTTCACACGCCGTGAAAAAAACTGTTCCATGGCTTTGGTTATGACCCGATGGCATGAGGACGACTTGGCAGGCAGACTTTTGAAACAGGACGCGGACGCCAAAAAGCGCGGTGAACCGTCAATGGATTGGGAAATCGTCAAGTTCCCCATGGTCTTGGAATCAGAACCAACACCTGGCGACCCACGAAATCAAGGTGAAGTCCTTTGGCCGAACAAATACGACCTGAATGAAACCATGATCATCAAGAATGTGACCACACAAAACGAGGGCGCAAGGGTTTGGAACAGCTTATATCAACAGGAACCAGTCGCACGCGAGGGTTCATTGATCAAACGGCAATGGCTGAACAAGTTCTGGCGTGAAATGCCAGCGAGGTTTGACGAAATCATCCAGTCATGGGACATGACCTTCAAGGGCGGCGACCGTTCTGATTACGTCGTGGGACAGGTTTGGGGCAGGATTGGGGCAGAAAAATGGATGCTTGATCAAGCAAGGTTTCAAGGCGGTTTCACCGAAACAGTCGCCGCAGTCAAAAGTCTATCTGCCAAATGGCCGAAAGCGCATCTGAAACTTGTCGAGGCCAAGGCCAATGGCGAGGCCGTGATTGATTCACTCAAGGGACAGGTTTCAGGGATTGTCGGCATTTCACCGACCGATTCAAAAGAAGCAAGACTCAACGCAGTCAGTCCAGACTTTGAGGCAGGCAACATCATTTTGCCAGACCCTTCGATTGCACCTTGGGTTCATGACTACATCAACGAACTTGTTGGTTTTCCCACAGCACGTCATGACGATTGTGTTGACGCCTCAACTCAAGCCATCTTGCGTTTCAGGGAAAAATCAGCAACACTGGCGAAGATGACCAGAATGTGAAAATCAGGGGGACGCTATGGCAAAGAAACAAATTTCAAAACAATCAAAAGCATTGATTCAAAAGCGCGTGAACATGGATGGCTGGGCCAACGTCCTGACTGGACTTGGGGTCAAGGGAATGGACAAGCGTTTGTCTGCCGAAGTCAATTGGGAACGATTACCAGAGGTTGACGCTGACAACTTGTATGCAGCCGACGAAATGGCGGCCAAGATTGTTGACGCCTTGGTTGATGAGTCCTTGCGCGAAGGGTTCGAACTTGAGGGAATCGACAAGGAACAGGCCAAAAAGCTTTTGATGAAAGCCTCTGAAATGCAGATTCTGCCAAAGTTCGCACACGCTTGGAAAATGGCGCGACGGTACGGCGGCGCAGGCTTGATCATGCTGACCGATGAAATGCGAAACTTGCAAGAACCGATGAGACCCAATGCATTCCTGCGTGGGGTGAATGCGGTTTCGATGTGGGAACTTTACGCGCAACATGAGGACATGGACTTTAATCTTTTGTCCCCAAACTATTTGACCCCTCGGGTGTATTCATACCAACCAAGGGTTTCAGGTTCGACGGTTGAGGTCCTGACAAAGATTCACGCAACACGAATCATCAGATTCGACGGCAAAACTTTGCCTTTGCGGTTCATGCAGCAAAACAACTATTGGGGCGACTCGGTCCTGAACAACTTGCAGAACTCGATTCGAAACTATCAGTTGAGTCATGACGCAGCCAGTTCAACATTGCAGGACTTTCGAATTGCCGTGTTCAAAATCAAGAACTTGGCCGACCAAATTGCGGCTGACAATGACGACTTGATCATCAAGCGAATGGAAATTGCGAACCTTTCAAGATCGGTTGCGCGTGCTGTGGTGATTGATGCCGAGGGCGAGGACTTCGAATACAAGATTGGGTCAGTTGCTGGCGTTTCTGAATTGCTTGGCAAGGTTGAAAACCGACTTGTTGGGGGCACGAATATCCCACGCACTGTCCTTTTGGGTGAATCACCCACAGGAATGGGCGGCACTGGCAGACATGAACAGGACAACTGGTATGACTACATTGCAAGCCAGCAAGAAACCTATTTGAAACCCAAGCTTTTGCAGGTTTTCAAGATGATTGCGGCAGAACTTGGCATTGCAGCCGAGGGTCTGGACCTGACATTCAAGCCGTTGTATCAACTCGACGACATGGAAACGGCAACACTTCGCAAAACACAGGCAGAAACTGACCAGATATACATTCAAAACGGTGTTGTTGACGCTGATGAGGTGTCATTGTCTCGTTTTGCTGGCGGCAAATACAGCATGGAAACCCAAATCGAGGAAACTTTGCGACAAGCTGAACCAATCACTGGCGAAATGGTCGAGGGCGCACAGCCTGCACCACAAGCTGAAAACGTGCAGCAACAGGCACTGAACGGCGCACAGGTGACAAGCATGATTGAAATTGTTCAGTCAGTTGCAACAGGCAACTTGCCACGCGAATCAGGTCTGTTCATGCTGCAAAAGGCATTCAACATGACAAGTGATGAGGCAGAAAAAGTCATGGGATTGGCAGGCAAAGGGTTCAAACCATCAGGCACACCATTGCCAGGCGAGGGCGGCGGCGGTTCCCCAAAGTTTGACGGCGCATTCAAGGAAATGCAGATTGAACTTGATGAGGGAACCTGGGGCGGCGCACGCGAAGGTGCAGGACGAAAGCCTGGGTCAGGGAACACAAAAAAAGTTTCAAACGAAACAAACATTTCAGAATCTGATTTGGAATCATTGTCTGAACAGTATGACATCGACAACCCATTGTTTCACGGTTCTTTAGACAACAACCTGAAAGGCTTTGAATCAGTTGTTGGAAACGAAAAAGACCTTTCAACAAACTATGGTCAAAAGCGTGGCGTTGGGACATCGTTTTCACCTGATAAAAGTTATTCTGAACAGTACGTTTCAAAAAACGGCATTGGCGAAAAAACTGGTCAAGTTTACACAGCTTTTGCAGAAAAAGGTTCAATCGTGAATGTTGAACAAAACCCGAACGCAGTTCGTGAAGCTGCCCAAAAAATGGGCGTTGAACAACACGTTTCATCATTGTTTAATTCGCAACCAAACATTCAACTTGAACGCGCACTAATGAAGGGCAAAGGTCTGTCAAAAAAAGAAGCATACGAGGAAATGGTTAAAAACGGAATCAAGGGTTTTGTTGTGGGCGGCGACAATGGCATTGAATATCTAATGCATGACCCAAGCGGTTTAGCCCTATTCAATCAAAAGGGCGAAAAGGTTTCGAAGGATAGCAACACAGACGGCATCAAGTCGAATGTTGAAACTGGCGACAAGTTCAGCACAGCGAAACCCGCAGTTGCATCAGGGGTCAGAGGCTGATGAGTGAACGGTCACGCCGTTTGTTGCGGCAGTCATTGCAGTCCAAGCGCAGGGTCAGTCGATGGCCTCGCGCACGCGCACCCAAGGAACTCGAAAGGTCCTATCAACGCGACCTTTTGGCAATCGTTCGCAAGATGAAAGCCATCACAAATCAAGTTCTAGTTTCGCAACTGCCGAAAATTGTGGCAACCGCAGTCGAGGCAAGACCAGTTGAGGTCAGGCAGGATGACGCAGGCGACGCGATGTCAACCGCAAGGCGACTCATGGACCAAATCAAAAGAATGTTTTCGCAGGAATACACGGCGACCGAACTGGCAAGGATAGCAATGCGCAAAGGCATGGCAGTCAGTGAGTTCAACCGCGAGGCCTTGGAAAAAGGTTTCAAACGTGTGGCTGGCGTTGATGTCATCTTTGCCGAAAAATACCTACAAGGCGAACTGCAACTTTTTGTCGCACAAAATGTGAACCTGATTGAATCGTTGTCACAAAGGACCTTTGCCGAAATCGAGGAACGTGTCTATTCAGGACTATCGTCTGGGACTAGATGGGAAAACATTTCGGACCAAATTGAGGAACGCTTTGGCGTTTCAGAATCAAGGGCCAATCTGATTGCAAGGGACCAGGTCAACAAGATCAACGGACAACTGAATCAACTTCGACAAGGTGAACTCGGCGTGACCAAATACATTTGGCGCACATCACTTGACGAACGTGTGCGTGACGCGCACGAACGCCTTGAGGGAACAGAACACCGATGGGACACACCCCCAAGCGAAGGTCATCCAGGCGAGGCTATTCAATGTCGATGCACCGCAGAACCTGTTCTCGATGAGTTCTTGGCCGAATAGTCCAAAGTCGTGCTGGCAGAAACTTGTTGCACGCAGACAAAACAAAGTTCACCATTGCATTGATGAAAACGGTTCGTCGTTTTGACCGCACACAATTGTCAAAGATCGAAAAAACACCGCAAGGGTTTGTTCGTTTGCCTGCTTTTGTGACAAGGGTCGGGGTTTTCAAATACAAGAAACCAGACGGTTCGATTGTCAGGGAACTGCGACCCCCTGATGAGGTGTTTTCACCAAAGTCCCTTGAGACTTTGAAACTGATTCCTGTGACCAATGATCACCCGACAGTGCTTGTGAATGCAGACAATGCCAAACAATTGGCTGTGGGTTGGACTGGGGAACTTGTGAAAAAGAATGATCAGTTTCTTGAAACGACACTGACCATTCACGACAACTCTGCGATTCAAGATGTTGAGGGCGGCAAGCATGAACTTTCGTGCGGCTATGAATCAGAACTTGATGAAACGCCAGGTGTATTTCAGGGCGAACCTTATGATGTGATTCAACGAAACATTCAATATAATCATGTGGCATTGGTTGCGAAAGGTCGGGCAGGTCCGCAAGTTCGCTTGAAACTTGACTCGGATGATGCAATTCTTTTTGAGGACCAAGACACCAAAGGGGGAAAAATGGACAAACTCATGATTGGCGGCAAAGAATTTGAAGTGTCGCCAGAAATGAAAGCTGCAATTGAGGCTGAAATGGCAAAGTTGCAACAAATGGAAATGGACATGGCCGAAATGAAAAAGGACATGGGCGGCAAAGAAGAAAAAAAGGCTGAACTAGAGGTTGAACTCGACTCTGCGAAAAAGGAAAAAGACGCCTTGCAAGCAAAGTATGATGAGGCCATGGAACAGTTGAAAGTTCGCAAAGATTCTGCGGACGAAAAAACCGTTCACGCTTTGGTTCAAAAAAGAATCAAGCTTGAAAAAGTTGCTGGCGACGTTCTTGGCAAAGAAACCAAGTTCGATGCTGACCTGGACATGGACATCATGAAAAAAGTGATTTCAAAAAAATATCCAGATTTCAACTTTGAGGGTCGTTCGGCTGAATACGTTCAGGCACGATTTGATGCAATCGCTGAAATGGTCGAGGGCACAGAAAAAACAGTTGATGATTTTGGAAAAAACAAACAGACTCGAAATGACGGTGTTCCTGCCAGTGCTGATGAGGCACGAAAAAAGATGATCGAAGAGTCTATGCAGGCACACAAAACGCACGTTTTCGCGGCAAAGAAAAAGGGGGAATAGTATGTCTCAATTAAGTTATGCAGTTGACCAGGCTGTTGCATTCGCAGGAATGTTGGCAGATGCAGGAATGGTTCAGGATGTTGTCACAGGTGAAAACCTTTCGGCAGCGATTCCATTTGGTGTGATGACGGCAATCGGCGCAGGCGCGAATCAAATCGCATTGCCAGCGGCGGCAGGTGACGTGACAGACGTGAAAAAATTGGTTGGTGTTGCAATTGCACATCAAGCAATGGAAAGTTCAGCGTCAGGTTTGCCACAGTATGCGCCAAACTCTGCGGTGAATGTTCTGAAAAAAGGACGCGTTTGGGTTCAAGTTGAAAACGCCGTGACGCGAGGGACATCAGATGTTCACGTTCGTTATGCAGGTGTTGGTCAACGTGGTGGGTTCAGAGGTGCGGCGGTTGCTTCAGAAACAGCGGTTTTGCCAAATGCAAAATGGCTTTCAAGCACAACTGGCGCAGGTCTGGCATTGTTGGAAATTGATCTTTAATAGGGGGAACAGATGACTAAATTTATTCACTTAGATGCAGACGAAAGCATCTTTTTTGGACGGCAGCTTGAACACGTCAAGGCCAAAAGCTATGACGTAAAGTATGCAGAATTAAAGGCGCGTGCCTTGATTCCTGTTTCCTCTGAAGCAGGACCTGGCGCAGAAACAATCAAGTATGAACAATTCGACCAAGTCGGAATGGCGAAAATCATCGCATCTTATGCTGATGATATTCCTCGCGCCGATGTCAGGGGCAAAGAGTTCATTTCGGTTGTTCGTTCATTGGGTGCAAGTTATGGTTACAACGTGCAAGAAATTCGCGCTGCAAAGATGGCAGGCAAACCGCTTGAACAGCGTCGTGCAAATGCAGCAAAACGCGCAATCATGCAAATTGAAAACAGCATTGCATTTTTCGGTTCTGCGGCACACGGAATCTTGGGGTTCTTGAATCATCCAAACATTAGCTCAATCACACTTGCAGCCGATGGAACTGGTTCAACAACCACATTCGCAACCAAAACACCTGCACAAATCTTGCGTGACCTTCACAGAGTTTCAAACTTTGTTGTTGAAAACACAAGGGCAGTTGAGCAAGCTGACACAATGTTGTTGCCAGTGACTCAATTCAACTTGTTGAAATCAACACCATGGTCAACAACTGGCGATGGCAAATCAATCCTGGACTTGTTCCTTGAGCAGTCACCTTATATCAAGCAAGTTGAATGGGTGAATGAATTGCAAGGTGCAGGCGCAGGCGGCACAAATAGAATGATGGTTTACAAAAAATCACCTGATCATTTGACGCTTGAGATTCCGCAAGATTTCGAACAATTCGAACCACAATCAAGAAACCTTGAGTTTGTTGTTCCTTGCCATTCGAGAATCGGCGGCGTTCTGATTTACTATCCATTGTCGGTTGCATTCGCAGACGGCATCTAGTCGGTCAGTATATTCAAAGCATCAAGACCCATGTCGTTGACTCGGCATGGGTTTTTTGTTTTTCTGTTGGCACAACATAAGGGGGACGCAATGCTTTTAAAATACAACCAAGCAAACATTTTTGAGGCTGGCGATGGGGTGAAACTCATTCCAGGACTGAACACACACATTCTGAAATCTGATTGGGACAAAGTGAAATCACACCCAATCGTCAAAATATACCTTGATGAGGGCATGATCGAAGTGATTGAGGACTCGGAAAAATCAGGGGACAAAGTTGCAGCCAAGTTGCTTGCAGACATGGCACCTGCCAAGGCCATCGAGTTGGTTCAGCAAACGGTGCTTGTTCCAACGCTTGAGGAAATGCTAAAAACTGAAAAACGAAAACCAGTTGTGGCGGCCATCAAGAAACAAATCAAAGAACTTGAAACAATCGTCTATCGAGACGAAACAAAGGCAGAGGAAACCTCGGCTGAATAGTCTGGTTTTCAATCATGCGGGTTGCGCGTGCGCGTGACCTGCCCTATCCTTTGAACCATGAGGGGGCGAAGTTGGACCCGATCACACCACAAGACATCAAAGCGTTCGCGGCAGAACTCGAAAACGAAACCGACGAACGAATCAACCTGTTCATTGAATACGGACTGTCATTCGTCAATGAAACAAAGTTCGGGCGAAAATTCAAACTCGCGCACGTCCTCATCACTTGTCACCTCATCACGGCGGCAGGCAGAGGGGGAAACGGCGGCGGTGTCACGTCTGAATCAGTTGGTGAACTCTCAAGATCATACGGACAGACGACTGGGTCAGGCACTGATGAACTGGCGACGACGAGTTATGGGCAACAATTCATAGCATTGCGCAAGACTTTACTTCGAACACCATTGGTTGTTTAGGGGGCAGAGGTTGGCAAAAGGAACGGTTCGAACCACAGTGAAAAACTCGCCGTTGTATGCAAAGATTCTTGCAAACGCGGCTGCAATTTCGAACAAACCATTTGTCAAAGTCGGCATTCTTGAGGGCAAGGCAGACCAGGCCAAGGAAATTTCGGGCGACTCGCCAAATGCGCAGCCAACAGGATTGACCCTTGTCGAGGTTGCGACGTTCCATGAATTTGGAACATCACGCACACCTGAACGGTCGTTTCTGCGTGCGACGATTGATGCCAACAAATCAGAACTGCAAACTGAAACGCTGAACATTTTCAAAAAGGTTTCATCTGGTTCGATTGATGCAATGAGGGGGCTGGGAATCTTGGGGCTTTCAATCAAGTCCAAGGTCCAGAAACGAATCAGGGCAGGAATCAAGCCAGACCTAGACCCAAAAACAATTGATCGAAAGGGTTCATCAAAACCATTGATTGACACTGGTCAACTTGTAAACTCAATTCAACACCTTGTGGTTGAAAAAGGGGACTAAATGCTTGCTTTGATTCAAAGGTTCGGCAGAAAAATCAAGCTTGAGACAATCGGACAAGGGGCTTATGACACGAATGGAAACTGGGTTCGTGGGCCAAAGGTCCAGGTTGACATCATTGCAAGCGTTCAACCTTTGACGCCAGATGAATTGCAGCGGCTGCCTGAAAATCAATCAAACCGCGAGGCTGTGAAAATATACACGACCACAAAAATCGTTGTCGCATCTGACAAGACTCAAAAAAACTCTGATGTTCTGGTCATTGATGGCAGACGGTTCGAAGTTTTCGCAGTCACAAATTTCGTTCAACCGCAGGCCATGAACATCACCTATTATAGGGCCGATGCAATTCTTGAGGACGAGGTCATCTGATGATTGCAAGAATCAAAAAAGATCAAATTCACAATTGGGCCAAGACTGTTTCAGGGGTCACGACTGTTTGGATGAATCAGCGTGCGCCAAGGCCTGCGATTCCTTATGTTGCCATTGACATCATTGCAGGACCTGTGAAGGTCGGGCACGACAACTTGCGCCAAGACATTCCAGGTCAGTTCTATGTTGCAGGAATGCGGTCATTCACACTTTCGGTCAATGTGTTTGGGAACAATGCGAACGATTTGGCCGAACGATTGGTGACAAGCTTGGAAATGCCAAGCGTTCAGGAACTGTTGAGGGTGTCTGACATTGCCATCATCGACACAAGTGATGTCAGAGTCCTAGACCTTTTGCAGGAAACAGACGTTGAGGGTCGGGCACAGTTTGATTTTCGGTTTGCAACTTCGATCAATCGGGTTGACAATGGTGCAGGTTATATTGAAACGGTCGAGGTCTTGAACGAACTCGACAATTCAACTGTTGTTGTTGATGACAATTAAAGGGGGAAACATGGCTTTAGATTCAATCATTGACGTGTCAATCGTGAAGGGCACACGTTCAATTTCACGCGCAGGTTTTGGGGTGCCTCTCATCCTTGGACCAAATGCGGTTTTCACAAATGAGGTTCGCGCCTATGCATCACTAGTCGAAGTTGCGGCAGATTTCGCAACATCGTCTGATGAATACAAGATGGCAGCGGCAATTTTGTCGCAGCAACCAAAAATCAAGAAACTTAAGATTGCAAAGACTTCGACACCTGTTGCACAGGTTGTGACGTTGACGCCAACGGTTGTGAACTCTGCGGTTTACACGGTGACGATTGACGGCGTTGTCTATTCGTTCACATCAGATTCAAATGCGACGGCGGCAGAAATCGTGACAGGCCTCACGGCTTTGATCGACGCAGACACAAATTGTCCTGCGGACGCATCAGGGTCAACGACACTTGTCTTGACTGCAAAAGCGGCAGGGCATTCGTTCACAGTCACACAATCTGCAAACCTTGCACAGGTTGTGACAACTGCGAACGTCGGGATTGCAACGGACATTCTGCGATATGCAGAACTTGATGCCGACTGGTATGCGCTTTTGACTGTTGGTGCAGATGATTTGACGATTGATGAGGCTACAAAAACTATCGAGACAATGCGCAAAGTTTACTTGGCGCGAAGTTCAGCGGCTGCAATCATCACGAATGTTTCAACTGACATCGTTTCAAGATTGAAAGCCAAGTCATTCATGCGCACACAGGTGTTTTTCAACTCTGTTGCGGCTGAATATCCAGACGCTGCATATTTGGGTGCGGTTCTTTCATTCGACCCTGGTTCATATACTGGCGAATACAAGAACTTGGTCGGGGTCACACCTGCCAAATTGACATCAACCCAAATCGGTTATTTGGAACTCAAAAATGCATCATACTATATTGAACTTGCTGGCGTTTCGATTGTGAAAAATGCGAAAACTGTAGGCGGCGAATGGTTTGACATCGTTCAATTCATCGACTGGTTGCAGGCACGCATTCAAGAACGTCTGTTTGGTCTTTTGGTCAACACCAAAAAGATTCCTTACACTGACCAAGGTGTTGCGATTGTTGAGGCAGAATTGCGTGCGCAGTTGCAAGAAGGTGTTCGCGTGGGCGGTTTGGCCGCTGACCCTGCACCAAGTGTTGAGGTTCCAAAGGTTGCAGACGTTGCACCTGCGGACAGGGCAGCACGCTTGTTGCCTGATGTAGCATTCCAAGCAAACTTGGCAGGTGCTATCCATGCGGTCGAAATTCAAGGCGTCGTTCAGGTATAATAAGGGGGAACAATGGCACAATTGAAAACTTATGATTTCAAATCGGTTGCCGTCATCATGGGCGGCGTTCAAGCAACAGGTCTGGCAGACGGTGACGCGGTCACTGTCGAAATGGACGCTGATGCGTGGAACCTTTTGGTTGGTGCGGACGGCGAGGCAACTCGGTCCAAATCAAACAACAACGCTGCAACGGTCACATTGCGACTGATGCAAACGTCTGACATGAACGACATTCTGACATCGTACTATCAGGCAGACAAACTTGCCAACAACGGCAAATTTCCTCTGATGATCAAGGACAATTCAGGTCGATCACTTCATGTTGCAGAACAGGCGTGGGTTCAAAAGCTGCCTGCCGTCAACTATGGCGCAGAGGCTGGGCCGCGTGAATGGGTGATCAGAACTGGGGAACTTGTTTCTACAGTTGGTGGAAACTAATCAATCAAATAAAGGACGTGTGACGTGAAGCTTAGGACGCAAGTTTCAATCGAGCATGGCGGCGAAGTGTTGGTCTATGACCTGCAACAATTGCCGCCAACAAAAGCAATCAAAATGATGACCAGAACAATCAAGCTTGTGGGTGAACCCTTGCTTGTGATGTTGGCTGGCGGTCAACGAGACATCACCGAGGTTTTGCCAACGGTTGCAAAAATCTTGCGTGAAGGTCTGGACGAAAATGAAGTTGACTCGCTGATCAAAGAGTTCATGGGCTGTGTGTTTTTCCAGGGTCAACCTGTTTCACCACAGTTCGAAACTCATTTCATGGGAAAACTGCCAGTGATTTTCAAACTTTTGATCGAAGTTTTGAAACTGAACTATGCAGATTTTTTAGGAGACTTCGCCAGAGGAAACGGTCTGGGACTCAAGGCGAATCAGTAAGACTGCCCGATCACTTGGTTGATGTTTGGATTGTTTGGCGAGTTGTCTTGTCAAAGGTTGCCACATTGAGGGAAATTGAGGAACACTATTCATTGACAGACTTGCTCGACGCGAACGAGGCTTTGGACATTCAGCAAGATGTTGAGGCAAGGGCAATGAAAAAGGGGTCTAAGCAATGACGGTTCAAGAATTGTTCACAAAATGGGGTTTCGATGTAGACATGAAACCTCTGCAACAGCTTGAAAAAAACATGGCTGGGTTGCAATCAAAGGTGAACGCGGTTGGACTGGCGGCGGTTGCTGCGGCTGGGACCATGTTCGGGTTCGCAAAATTCACGGCAGATGCGGGCGACCAGGCTTTGCACACGGCTGAAATGCTTGGCCTCAATGTCGAGACACTTCAAAAACTACAATTTGCAGCAAAGCTTGCGAACATCGAAAGCGGCGAATTTGCTGGCGGCATGAGGTTCCTTTCAAGGAACTTGCTTGCGGCACAACAGGGTTCGGGTGATGCGGCCAAGGCGTTCCAACGTCTTAAGCTTGACCCAAAATCATTCAAGTCAGGCGACCAGGCGTTGCGTGCAATCGCTGACAGATTCCAAACATTGCCAGAGGGTCCAGAACGTGCGGCATTGGCAATGCAATTGTTCGGTCGTTCGGGTGCCAGCATGGTGCCGTTCCTCAAACAAGGGTCTGCGGCCATTGATGAGGCAGGGGCAAAGGCTGAAAAATATGGGATTGTCTTGAGTGAAGCGCAGGCGCGTGCGGCTGATGAGTTCAACGACACACTTGATGAATCAAAAGCGGCACTGACAGGGGTTCGAAACATCCTTGGCAATGCTTTGATTCCTGAAATCACCAAGCTGATGCGTGCTTTTGCTGACTACATGGCACAGAACAGGGACATCATTGCACAAAACATCGGCAAAGTTTTTCAAGTTCTTGGCAAGTTCGTCAATCTTGTGACCAAGGCAGCGGTTGGCGCGGTCGAAATCTTTGGAAATCTTGCCAAAGCATTCGGCGGCACAGGCAATGTCCTGGAATACCTCAACAAAGGTCTAGACTATTTGCTGATGAACCCAATGTTTTTGAAAGTTTTGGGTGCGACCACACTTGCGGTCTATGGTTTGGCGACGGCGTTCGGGGTTTTGAACCTGAAAGCCATGGCAATACCTTTGGCAATTGCTGCGCTTGTCGGTGTCATTGCATTGATTGCAGAGGACATCATGGCATTCACGCAAGGTCGAGACTCTGCGCTTGGTTTGTTGCTTGATTTTTTCAAGACCAAGTTCCCAAATGCGTTCAAGTTTTTTGGCAGCATTTTCGAGGGACTGGTTTCCATTTTCAAAGTATTTTTCAACTTGCTTTCAAGCTTGCTTGGCATCTTGTTCAAGATCGGTTCGGTGATTGTTGGCGTTGTGGTCGAGGCATTCAAAAAGCTTGGTCAAGCGGTCTCATTCTTGGTTGAAAAACTAGGAATCGGGTCCATTGCTGCGGCTTTGGGGGGTGCGTTCAAATCAGGCGCACAGGCAACGGCAGATTTCACGGCAGGGGCTGCCGATCAAGTCGGTGTTGTGGGCGGTTTGCGTTCAATTGAACCAGGGTCTGCACCTGCACAAAGCGGTTCAGTGCAAGCAAACCAGAACAACCAGAACAACATCAATCTGAACATCAGCGTGCCGCCAGGGGCGAACCCGAACGACATCGCAGGGGCTGCGCGAACAGGTGTCACCGATGGGCTTGAATCGGTCTTGCGACAATCAAACAGAACATTCAAGTCGGGGGTTGCATACTAATGGCGTTGCTTTCATTTTTGACAGGAAACACACCGATTCGAACCAAGTTCATGGACACCGAGGGGAAAATTGACCTGCTTTTGGTTGATGCCACGATTTCAGAAACCCCGACCTATGATGCAGAGGTGACGGCGTTCCCTGTTGAGGACGGTCCAGACGTGACCGACAACATTGCCTTGCGACCAATCACCTTGCAGATTGACGGTGTCATTTCAGAAACACCAATCACCTTGAAAGGGACGGCAGCAAGCCTTGTCACATCGGGTGCAGTTGCAGCGGCAGGCAGGCAAGGGGGTTTCAACCCACAGCTTGCAGGAATTGCAGGGGGTTTTCTGGGTGCCTCGATCTTTGGGGACACTGTCAGGGGCCAAGATGCAGACGGCAACGAACGCGCATTGAACCCTGCCGATGTTGCACGCAAAGCAATTGAGGACATTTGGCGCAAAAAGACTTTGTTCACAATCGTCACGAAACGCCGCAAGTTTGACAACATGGTCATTCGAAACGTGACATTTCCAAGGGTGCAAAATGATGGGGGCAGCTTGCGTTTTTCATTGCAGGCGCAACAAATTCGCATCGTGAAACCTGAATCTGTGTTGATCAAAAACATTGCCACAGGTCAGGCGCATGGGGCGGCATCAACAAGCCTTGGAAAACAGGCAACCGAGGCAGCAACAGAAAAAGAAAAACAATCGGGGTCATTGCTGTTTCAGGGTCTGCAAAAATTTGGCGTCATTGGGGGTTAAATGGCTTATGTGAAATTGCCAGTGCGTGCGGACTTGCCAGCCTATGAGTTCGAAATCGAACTTGAGGGGCGAGTTTTCTTTTTTTCATTCAACTGGAATGCCAGAATTGGCAAATGGTTCATGACAATTAAGGACCAATCACAGGCGGTCATCGTTTCAGGCGTCAAGCTTTTGACAGGTTGGCCGATCTTGGAACGACTCAAGGACACGCGCTTGCCTTTGGGAACAATGTTTGTGATTGATTCAGCAAACGAGGGCAAGGACCCTGGCGTTGATGAACTCGGGTCGAGACACATTTTGATGTATCGAGAAAGCACGACAGTCGATGAGTGAATTTTTGTTTGAACGAACAGTTTCATTTCAGTTTGGGGTTGCTGGTCAGTACGGCAAACGCTTCACTGATTTGCGCGTGGTGTTCGACATCGAACGAACCTCAACGAGTGAACCAAACAAATGCAAAATGGCAATCTATAACCTGACAAAAGATTCAAGGGCATTGGCCGAAAAAGAAAAAATGCAGGTGATTTTGCAGGCAGGCTATGGCGGCAGGAACGAAACCATTTTTCAGGGTGATGTCGGGCGTGCAATGTCCAGACGCGAGGGCGCGGACATCATCACAGAGTTCGAGGCTGGCGACGGCGAGGCTGCATATAATGATTCAACAGTGAACAAAAGTTTTGCGCCAGGGGTGAATTTCCAAACCGCTTTGAATTTTGTTTCGCAGTCATTTGGCTTGCCTGTAAAGGTGCAACAAGGGGTTCAGAACGAAACCTTTGCCAACGGCTTGACCCTTTCGGGTTCAAGCAAAGACAAGCTTGACGAACTGACATCAAAACAGGGGCTGATTTGGTCAATTCAAGATGGGGCCATTCAGATTCTGAAACCAGGCGAGGGGACTGGCGAGGAAGCTGTTTTGTTGAGTTCATCAACAGGCCTCATCGGTTCCCCGAAAAAAAAGGACAATGGCATTGAGGTCACTTCATTGCTGAACCCCAAAATCAAACCTGACAGACCAGTGTTGTTGCAGTCAAATTTCGTGCGCGGTGTGCTTGTTCCTCAAAGGGTCAAGCATCGAGGCGACTCATTCACTGGCGACTGGTTCACAATCATTGAGGCAGAAATCAAATGACGGCAACACCCACACTCTCAGAGGTCATCAAGTCAGCGATTGAAACAAGGTTGGTTGACCTTCATTCGGCTATGCCTGGCGAGGTTGTGTCATTCAACCCAAGCACACAAATGGCAGACGTGCAGCCAGCTTTGAAACGTAAATTTGTGACAAGCCAAGGGACAAGGGTCGAGGCATTGCCAGTGATTCCCAATGTTCCTGTGGTATTCCCACGCAGTTCGAACGCAATCGTTTATTTCCCTTTGCAAAAAGGTGATTCAGTTCTTTTGATTTTTTCAGAACGGTCCATTGACAGATGGGCACAGAATGGCGGCGTCGTTGACCCTGCCGACACCCGAAAACATAGCCTTTCAGATGCGCTTTGCATTCCTGGACCATGGCCTCAAAGCGGTGCCTTTGAGGTTGCAGACCCAAGTAAGATGAACGTCCAGTTTGGTGATGCTTTGATTCAGCTTTCGGATGACGGCAAATTCAAGATTGGTGTCAATGGCAACGCGCAACTAGAACTGATTGACCTTTTTTCAAAGACACTTGAACAATTGGTGCAGGCACAGACTGCGGTCGGGCCTTTGTTGAATGCTGCGCAGTTTGCGCAACTGAAAACATTGCTTGACCAAATGAAGGGGTGAACATGGCACTGACTGGGACTGGGAACGCACTGGGTTCGGCCATCTGGAATGCAATCAAGGCAGACACTGGCGCGACATATACGCCAGAACAAGACGCCGAGGCATTGGCAAAATGGCAAATCATTGCGAATGAAATCGTTGCGCACATTGTGGCGAACGCTGATGTGAGTCCAACAGGAACAACACCCATGAACGTGGCGGCGGCACCTGTTCAGGTTTCGCCAGCAACAGGAACAGGGGCGGTGCTTGCACCTGGCACAGTGCTTGGACTTGGAAAAATCATCTAGGGGGAAACGTGGGCGACTTAAGATTGAATGAACAGACTTATGACTTGGACCTTGTGAACGGTGATCTTGTGTTGACCCAATCAGATGACGCAATCAGGCAGTTGATTGTTCAAAGATTGCGCACATTTTTGGGGGAATGGTTTCTTGATTTGTCTGTGGGTGTTCCTTATTTCCAGGACATATTAAAAAAGAACCCAAACATTCAAGTTGTCGATGGTGTTTTGAAACAAACTATTTTGGACACACCTGGGGTTGTCGAGTTGCTGACTTTTGAACTAGACTTTGAGTCAGGAACAAGGAAACTCAAGGTTGATTGTTCTATTCGCACGCGCACAGGCGTGATAGATTTCAGCGAAGCATTTGGTTAGGGGGACGCGATGGCATTTGGTTTGAACTCGGACGGTTTCACAAGGAAACGTCTGTCAGACATCAAGGGTGAAATTGAGGACGCTCTTAGGCAGCGGTTTGGAAATTTCATCAACCTTTTGCCGCAGTCAGTTTTCGGGAACTTGGTCGGCGTTTTTGCTGACCGCGAGGCTGAAATCTGGGAACTTTCCGAGGACGTTTACAACTCACAATATCCAGACACCGCCGAGGGCGTGTCATTGGACAACGTCGCAGCCATCACAGGGATTGTCAGGCAGCCAGCCACAAAATCAAAAATTCAAAACGTGTGTTTGTTTGGAACCGCTGGGACTTTGGTGCCGCAAGGGACTGAACTCGCTGTTGCAGGCAACACACAGGCAAGGTTCGTGACAGATTCTGACAGAACTTTGGTTGCTGGCGTTGATGAGGTTCAGCTTTTGACCTTCGCAACCCTGCCATTGTCGGGTTCATTTCGGCTTTCATACAGGGGCGAACTTTCAAGTTTGCTGAATTTTGATGCAACTGCACCACAAATTCAAGCGGCGTTGAATGCGTTGCCAAGTTTGTCGGGCGTTGTTGTCACTGGCAGCATGGGACCTGGGTTCACAATCACTTTTGCAGGGGCAGACGGCAAACAACCGCAGCCTTTGATTGTGGTTTCGAACAACACCACAGGGGTTTTAACCACATTGGTTTCAACTGTTGAGGGCGTTTCGCAGGGTCAGGTTGATGTGACCGCGATTGAGTTTGGACCAACGCAGGCACTATATGGAACACTGACCGTGATCAACACGCCAGTTTTTGGACTCGATTCGGTCAAGAACATTGAGGCAGCAATCGTCGGCAGGAACGTCGAAACAGATTTGGAACTTCGCGCACGCAGGGCAAACACCTTGCAGGTTGCAGGGGCCGCCACACCCGATGCGATTCGCGCAAGGCTTTTGAATGTTGAGGGCGTCACAGATGCTTTGATTTTCGAAAACATTTCAACGGTTGTTGATGTCAACGGCAGACCGCCAAAATCATTTGAATCGGTCGTTGCTGGCGGTGATGACCAAGACATTTTCGACACTTTGTGGGCATCAAAACCCGCAGGCATTGAAACATTCGGCTTTGAGACTGGTTCAGTCCTGGACTCAATGGGTGTTTCGCAAACCGTGAAATTTTCAAGACCGACAAACGTATCAATCTATTGTGATGTGACTTTGACGGTTGATTCTTTGTTATATCCTGCGACTGGCGACGATGTTGTCCGTGATGCCATCGTGAATTTCATCAACACCCGAGGCATTGGCGGCGACATCATCACTTATCCACAATTGATTTCGGTTTTCGCTGGCGTTCCTGGCATTCTTGATGTGGTCATTCGCATCGGCAAGTTGCCAAGTCCAACGACTGATGACAACGTGATCATTTTGGCGAACGAAATACCAGTGACCGACAACCTCAAAGTGACGGTGACAAGTCCATGATTCCAACAATCAACGACCACATTGAAAAAGCAAAGGACAGACTGTTGACCCAATACAGGGAAAAACAGCGAGTCGGCTGGGTCATTGAGGCTGTGGTCAATGAGATTCAAAACCTTGAAAATGTCTTTGCTTTGCTTGCAACTGACAGGACTTTGGACGTTTCGGCAGGTGTTCAGCTTGATCGAATCGGCGTGATTGTGGGGCTTTCAAGAGTTCCTGGTCAATCAGACGCGGACTATCGGCAGGCACTGAAAGTCAAGATAGGTCAGAACATTTCAGAGGGTGAACCAGAATCGGTCATCCAAACTTTCAGGACTTTGACAGGGGCAACCCTTGTGATTCTGAATGATGGGGCCTATGCAGAACTTTCGTTGATGGCAAACTTGCAATTCACGCAAGAACAAATCAATGTTTTGCACAGGGAAATGAAAAAGGTGATTGCGGCAGGGGTTCGAATCGACGGCATTGGGTCGTTCGATGCAACCGAACCGTTCGCATTCGCAGGGTCTTTGCCTGGTCGGGGGTTTGGTGACACGCTTGACCCATTGGCTGGCGGCAAATTCGCAACAGTGAAACGACAAAATGACAAAAAGTTTGCTTTTGATGGGTTCAATCCTGACAATTCAGGTTTTGGAACAGTGTTTGACCCAATCGTGGGCGGCTTATTTACAAGCTTATAAGGGGGCGCGAAGATGAGTAAACCAACAATCAAACCAGACTGGATGCTTGGGGTCACAGGGCCGCAGGTTCTTGAACCAACATCAGGAAAAAAAGCGGCAGGATGGGCCGTTGATGAACGACCGCCACGCGAATATATGAATTGGCTGTTTCAGAACTTGTCAGAATGGATTGAATACATTGACACGGTTTCTGATTCACTCGACCAGTTTAATCAAATCTATTCTGCAATCGTGGGAACTGGACCTTTGGCAACTCATGCCACGCTGAATGCTGCAATGGCAGATTCTGGCGTCCCACAAGGTGCGCGAATCTTGGTCATTTCAGATTTGACCCTGACTTCGACACAACAAATCACAAAGAACAACTGCCGCATTGAGTTTGCGCCAGGCGTTTCAATCATCAGAGGGGTTGCAACCACAGGCTTGCAAATTTCGGCTGATGGGGTGAAAGTTTTGGACGGCAGATTTGTGAATTTTTCGACCGCTGGCGACAAGGCAATTGTCATTGATGCAGGTTCGGACTACACGCAAATCAGAGACACAAGATTCAACAACTGCGTTCTGGAAATTGACGACTTGGCAAACACGTCATCAATTCTTGGAACGGTGACAGAATAGGGGGACGCATGAAAGCATTTTTGAGGAACAAAATTTTTCTTGGCATTTTGTTGACGACAGTGACGGCATTGGCCGCAGACACTGTTTTGAACACAGACCGCACCAAGATTGGCCGCAAGGTCAGTTCAGGTGACAAGGTCCTAGAGTTTGACAACAACTCGGTTTCAAACCCACAGATTTCGACGACGCCAGGACAAGACAACCTGCGCGTGCGCACGAACAGAATGCAGCTTGGAACAGGCACAGCGGCGAATCAATCCCTTGAGTTCAACACTGGGGCAAGTCCTGCCCCTGCAATTCGTTGGAACAATACAGCGGCAAAGATTGAGTTCACAAATGACGGCACAAATTTCAAGGCTATCGGTTCAGGTTCTGGGTCGGGCGCAGGAATCAACCTCATTGAAAATTCAGGCTTTGAGGACGGCACACTAGGGTTCACAAACACTGGCGGTGTTGTCGCGGTTGTGACCACAGGTTCAAACCTTTTGTTTGGATTGCAGTCTGTGACCTTCGACGCATCGGCAGCGGCACAAGTTTTTGAAACTCAAGCAATCACAATCCCTGAAATCTTAAGGGGTCGCAATTGTTTGGCTCGCGTTCATTATAAGGGCGCAGATGCAAACCTGATTTTCGAGGCAACAGACGGTTCAAACGTGCAGCTTGCACAACAAGTGTTTTCTGCTTTTGCATCTGTCAGACCTTTGACTCTAAATTTCCCTTGCCCGACATCTGGTTCAATCAAATGGCGCGTTCGTTCAACGGCAGACGCGACACTGGTTGCGCTTGATCAAGTGACCTTGGGTGAAGCTGACAACTTGTCACAAGTGAGTCAGGCGACTTTTGTCGGGGGAATTAAGTACACGCCAGCCTTGAACTGTATTTGGAATGTCGCTTCGCCAGGTTCTTTTTCAAATTTTCCTGCCGACACTGATTGTTCTGCACCAACGGTCACAGGGTCTGCCTCGGCACCTGCTACAAGAATCCCTGGAATCACGTTCAGCAGTCTTGCGCCTGGAAATTATGTTTTTGTTATAACTGCAAATACTTCAAACAGTTCCGTTGCTGGCTTAGGCCGCTACACTTATTACAGAATTAGTGATGGGACAAATCACTCTTCAAGCGTTGTGAACTATACTGATGCAGCAAACATTGTTGCTCAGAATATGGCACCAAGGCCAATCACAATCAATTCAACACTTTCGAATGTGACATTTCAAATTCAAGCTCAAACATTCACTGGGGCGACTGCACAGTTGTTTGCTGGCGGCGACACGGCTGACCTGGAAATTCTAGTTTACCGTTTCCCATTGTCATCAGAACAAGCGTTCAGACCTGATCAAGTTGCTTGGCGAGTTGATGCGAATATTGCAGGCGGCAATCCAAACTTAGGAACTGCGTCAGTTTCATCATATACTGGGATGACGCACCCATCTTTAACTCTGACAAACAATCCAGGGATTGGGGTCATTCCTGCGCAGATTGGTTGCGCTGGCACGACTGCACCTACTGGCACGACTTGCACAGCGGCAGATGAAAGCGTTTCGGTTTCTTGGCTGCAACCAACAAGCGGTGACGTGTTGGCGTGTGCAACAATGAATGCATTTTTGAGCTTGCCAACAAGCAGTGCAGCCGAACAGATTTTTCAAATTGTCGAAACGCCAAACAATGCGCAGACAATTTTGCAAGAAGGCAAAGGGAAGCTGTCAAGATATTTCAACACGGCAACAATTGCAGGCGCACAAACAACGCCATTCAGAGTGTGTGGAACATTTAGTTTTGCCTCGGCAGGGCAAAAAACACTAAGGGTTTTCTATGAGCAAAACATTGAATCGGGGTCAATTTCCAATTCAACTGCAATTGCTGATGCTTTGCCAAATATCGGCCAACGAGACATCAAATGGGAAATCACACCACTGACCCAAGCTGTGCCAATGCCTGTTCTTGTCGGCGGCCTTTTGCCTGGCACACCATCGACAACAGAACGCGTTGTCAGTGCAACTGTAAACTTAAACTGCTCGGCCTCGCCATGCTCAATGGACAGGTCCTCGGGCATTTCGTCAATCACAAGAACTGCGGCTGGACAATATGTTGCAAATTTTTCAACTGCATTCGCGGCGTTTCCAACTTGTGTTTGCAATGCTGGCGGTGCTGTTGGCGCAATCTGTTTTCGAGACGCCTTAAATAGTCCAACGCAATTTGGTTTCGGCACAACGCAGGGGTCTTTTGCAAGGGCTGATGCAAGTTTTGAAATAAAGTGTGTTGGTCCAAGATAGGACCATGGTCTAGGTTTTGAAAAAATACAGGACAACGGCAGGCTGCAAAAGCTTGCCTTTTGTTCGGTGAAGCAACGAAAATGGTTGTGAACAGAGGGGGAAACATGAGAACAGCAATCTTTTTAAGCCTTTTACTTATGCTTTCAGGCTGCGCAAGCAAGACATTGGTCAAAAATTGTGTCGAGACCAAAGACAATGCATATTTTGTTTGCGACGACGTGTTTTTCAAATAAAACTTAAGGGGCAGTCATGACCACTATGGTTGCAGCTTGGGGAAAACTGACAATGGAATACGACGAAAAACGCCGTCTTGTATTTGGTGATGTTGTTGACAAGATGTTTTGGGCCGTGATTTCGGGCTTTTTGTTCTGGATTGGCATGAGCATCATGTCACTGAATGAAAAAATGGCAATCGTCGTCACGCAAATCACTTATGAGGCAAGGGTCAACGCTGAACAATCACAGCAAATCAAGGAACTCGAAAAAGAACTGCGCAAATCAGGGGCAAGATGATGGAAAAAACCTTAATTTTTGCATTGTTTTGTGGGCTTTTGTTGGGTTGCCAGCCTGTGGTTGATGAGTTCAACCGTCCGATTGGTGAAGTTCCCACAACGGTCACGCAAAGTTCGACCACGACCACGCAAAAAAAAAACGAATGCGCGATTGGCGACTATCGAGTTGAACACGTTGGACCAGGAAACCGCTGGCGTCGTGTGATCAAGATGCCTCATGTCGGTCAGTTCGTGGCTGAAAGTCACTATTTGACCACAGATGACAAGCACATTTCCCGAACGCCAGAAACAGTCACACACGGAATCGAAAAACATTTAGAACGCGAATGTGTTTTGTTTAAAAAGTATGTGCCAAACGTGGCGTGTTCTGACCTATTCAAAACACGATGGGCCAAGCAATGGACACCCTCGGAATCTGGACCCATTGGCGTGGGGTCTCGTGGAACAGTCTGGCAAAAAGCCAACCTGACCCCTGAACAGGAAATGTTTTCGTTGAATATGATGTGGGGACCAGGGCAAAGACCAAAACCAGGAACCAAATTCGTTTTGAACTATGATGGGCGTTCGATTGTTGTCTATTCGGGGCACGAAACTGGACCAGGGTCCAAGGAATATCTTGGCGGCGTTTCGCACGCGGTTCATTTTTATTTGAGGGCCAACAACAAAAGTCAGATTGTCATTGCCTATCCAAAGGACCAGTCATTGCCGCTTGGACCAATTGACTGCAACATCTTATGAACTGCGAAACTTTTGACTGCACACAGTTTGCCTTGATTTTGTTGGTGTTCCTGATTGAATACTGGCTGGGACGAACGAAAAAGGTTGAGGCGAACTCGACAATTCAACTTATTTTGAACATGGTGAAATCAATCATCATGAAAAAAGGGGGACGATAAATGGAACCAATGTTGAAACCATTCGACACGGCTGTTCTGGTTGCAAAACTTAAGGGACGCGGAATCGAAATCAAGATTGAAGCTTTGGACGTTGCTGAAAAAGCAGGCGTCATTTTGGTTGATGAGGTGTTTGCATGGACTGAACAGTCTGTGAAGCTGACTCAAAACCCTTATGATGATTTTGCCTTGGCAGTATTGCCGCCAGTGAAGTCATTCATCTTGGCAAAAGTTGACGAAATCGACGGTCAAAAAGGCTAATTGATGACACATCAACAGTATGTCGAAAATCTGAAACGAACGGCATACTCGGCAGGCGTGAAACTGGTCATGGAACGGCTTGTTTCGCGCTTTGCTTTTTTCCGATTGGCTTTGATTAATCCTTTGGCTGAACGTGCGGTCAGTTGGGTT